TCTCTGGTGCATTATCCTTTGAATCACTGAAGGTTAAAAATAATTTGCCAGACTGGTTACTGCCTCCATATTTTGCATTTAATTGATTATACACCTGCTCACGTTCTTCTGGTGGAGGCACACCTGAATTCAACGAAATAAATAAAGACGGGGAAAGTCCATTTATAATATTTGAGTGATGCCAATTAAATATCTCAATTTGTGTGGCAATCGCTGTGGCCCCTCCCCAATAGGACGGGGTTCCGTAGTAAGAATTCCCAGCGGAGTGTGTGGTGTGATAAAAAATTTGCGAGGGTTCTTCATGTGCTGGATTAAATGCTGGCAATTTTCTTGGAACAAAAGGATGTTTCTTTGGGAATGCCCAATCTGAAGAATAATAAAAATTATTTATTCTATCATGCATATCAGACTTTTCTGCTCTTAATTTTGATGCATCAATATAATACATTTCATAACCCATATCTCTATCTTTTCGCCAAACGATATTGACTGCAAATGCACCATAAAGAATAAAATCTAACATACACTTATTCCAAATGTCATACATATTATCACCAAGACTATTAACCATTTCAAGTCTTGAATTATCACCATCCTTAATTGTAATTGATTTACCTCTTGCAGCATACCACTTTGATGTTATACATGCACGATGTGTCGGGCTTGTGTTATATAAACGAATAAGTTCCTGAGGTGCAAGATTTGCAATACCATAGTAAACCCATGGAGTTCTTGTATTAATGATTAGATTTTCTTCAATAATTGGAACTTGTGCAACCGCACCAAAGTTAATTACTTTAAAATCCAAATCTTTTTTTTGTTCTTCACTCATAATAATAAATATAAGGTTTTATTCATTTAATCAAACAATTTAATTAACTAAGTTGTTCCTGAGAATAATGCACATGCATTAATATTTGCTGGCAAAATTAAAATGTCTGCAATTTGTTGTTCAGTTAAACAATCTGTAATTGAATCTAATATTTCAACTCCCCAACCCAATGGCCATGTTTGATTTGTTTGTTCATCATACTCACACATTAAATCAGGATAAGCATATGTTTCAGTTCCTGAAGAGTTTGGATAACCCTTACAAGTATTTATTTGTTGTATGAAGGCTTGTGCTTCTGGTTCTTGTAAAAAAATAATATACTTTACCATGTGTTATATTGATATTTTGTTTTAAGATAATTTTCTACTTGTAAATATTCTGATGAAGACAATTGTTTATTGTATGCAATAAATTCTACAACTACCAAATTGTTTGTTGAAGTTCCACCTGGGTCTCTACCAAATTGTAATGAAGTTATATTTGCACCGACTGAAATTGTTGCTGCGGAATTTACAGATACATCATTATAAAATACTGTTGCATTTGTTGTTGAACCAGTAACCTCTAAGAGAAAAGGTTGTCCATTTGTTCCACTACGAGTATATTGTCTTCCTCCAGCATTTACAAGAATGTCTTTCGGAGCACCTCCACCATTGGGGTAAAATAAAACGTTTGCTGTTGCTGATTGATATGTTTGGAAACCAATTTGTGCAAAAGTATCAGCGGCAACCCTTTTACCAACAAAGAAATAAGTATGATTTGTAAAATCAGTTAATGAAAAACTTGTAGATAACATTGTGTCTCTTGAAGTAAATTCAATACCAGTTCCAGTCCAAGAACCAAGGGTTGTTGTTACCGAAGATGGTTGTAATATTGCAGTTCCTTGTGCTACATTACCTCCCAATAAACCATAGTTAGTCCATGATGGATTTGTAAATCCTGATACAGCATCAAACCAAAATTGTAAATTAGATATTTGATTTGGAACAAATGGTGCAGGAGTTGCACTAGGAGTTATACTTGGTGTAATAGTTGGTGTTATCGTAGGTGTTATTGTTGGTGTTACAGTATTAGTTGGTGTAATCGTAGGAGTTATACTCGGGGTAATACTTGGAGTTACAGTATTTGTAGGTGTTATTGTAGGAGTAATTGTTGAAGTGATTGTTGGAGTAACGGTATTAGTAGGAGTTATACTTGGAGTAATACTCGGTGTAATACTTGGTGTTAAACTAATTGTTGGTGTTATCGTAGATGTAACCGTTGGAGTTACAGTTTTAGTAGGAGTTATTGTTGGTGTTATGCTTGGTGTAATACTTGGTGTAATGGTATTAGTTGGAGTAATACTCGGAGTAATACTTGGTGTTAAACTTATCGTAGGAGTTATTGTAGGAGTTTGAGTTGGTGTTTTGGTTGGTGTTACAGTAGGAGTTACTGTTTTAGTTGGAGTAATACTTGGTGTGATTGACGGAGTAATACTTGGTGTTAAACTAATTGTAGGAGTTGTTGTAGGTGTTTGAGTAGGAGTAGGTGTTTGAGTCCTTGTTGCGGTAACAGAAGGAGTAGGTGTTTTTGTTGGGCTTGGTGTAATTGTTGTTGTAGGAGTTATGGTTGGGGTTAAAGTATTGGTTGGTGTAATTGTAGGAGTCGGTGTCACACTCGAGGTTATCGTAGGAGTAACCGTATTAGTTGGAGTATTGGTTGGAGTTGGTGATGATGTATTAGTCGGAGTTGGAGTTGGATTAAGTTCATCTGGAGCAAAGATATAATTTGAGTTATCTTCATTAGAAGAGATATACTCATCATACCAATCATTAGCAGTTTGTGCTGAATATGGTATAACAGTTGCAAGTCCATACTCAACAGTGTTATATGCAAGTGCTGGATTTGTATTTGCAGGAATTTGTGCAACCTGTTCAAGTATGCGATAAGTATATTGCCCTTGATATGGAAATGATATTTGGCCTAGTGCTGTATTTGACCCTTCAACAAATTCAAATTCATCATACCTACTTCTATGAGTTGATATATCAGTTGGAATAAAATTGACTTGTTGTTTTGAAAAAATATGTGTAAAAGAAAATAACCATTGTGGATTTGGTAATTCAGCATTCTGAGAAACGGTAACTACTAAGGTATTTCTTTGATTGGGTCTTATTACTAACATAGGAATAAAATTATGGGAGAGAGATAAGTCCCCCTCCCAATATTTTTTTATTGTGAAATTATAATTGTTCTACTGTCATACCAGTTACAACACTGTAGATACTTCCACTAAGAGAATTGATAGGTTGTTGCTCGAGTGCTTGGAAAGTCATATTCAATCCGTTTGCATCGCCGAGGGCCTTTCCAGAAACCTGAGTGCCCGCAGAAATGAAACTTCCATAGTTCTGACCCATGAACCAATACAAACCATTGTTATCAGAGAAAACAATACCTAATTTTTGATTTTGTGCTAACACTTTAAGAATGTTTCTTTTCTCTTGTGTCATTTTTGCAAAGTATGTTACAAGTTCATCTTGATAAAATACTGTGCCCGCTTCTAAACTAGCATTCACAGTTTCTGTAAATTGTGAAGAAGTTCTAATTAATTCAAATGCATAAAAAGTTCCTGACCCTGAGATTTGAGTAATCGTATCACCAGTAGATTGTGTGAATGATGCGATGTTATCGTAATCAGTAATCCATGCATTTGCAATACCGCCTGAATTGTCGCGGCATCCTAAAGGTATGCCTGCTGTTAAATTACATGCCATAAAATATATTGAATTTAATTTTTGTTTATGTTGTTAAAGAGGTGGGGGTTTCCCCCCGCCACCTCAAATATTATAATCCATTAGTTACAAAGAACTCAGGGAATGCTAAAGCAGTTCCTAATTTCCATGCTGCCATGATTCTAACTTCTTGGAAGTCCATACTCCACCATGAACGGTAGCTGTCCTCGTCCGAAGTTAAATCCGTTCCCACAATCATATATTGTTGGGGACCTGCTGCGATTAAGTTTGTGTTTAATCCAGGACAACCAACAACTTTAAAGTTTGTTTGCGGATGGAATACTTCATATACTTGACCTAATTTAGGTTCAGTGAAATGGAAGTTATTTACGTTTCTAATTGCGGTTAAATAACATTTGAATTGATTTAATCCCATATAGATTACCACATCATCTCTTTGGAAAATATTTCTATCTAATGCATCAATAATTCTATCTACTGCTGCTAAAACGTTATTTGCTTTTTCAACAGTTGAAGAACCAGTGATTGAACATAATGCTGTTTGACCAGATAATTCTACAACACCTGGAGTGTTTGCAAATAACTCAATGAAACCTGAGTAAGAAGAAGTTCCAGAAGATGCTTGCCATAATTGGTCCTCGTTAAAACGTTTGATTTGTTTGGTCTGTAAATCTACTATGCTTTGTTCAAATGGTGCTTGCTCATTATAGCTGCCCGCATTTAAAAACTGGCCAAGCCAAAGTGTATTTAATTGTTCCAAGCAAAGTGATTGATTGACTTTATATGCCTGAACAGTCACAGGTGCAACACTGAATGTAGTGTCACCAGAATTTGTGAATCCACAGTTTGTTCCAGTTTGAACTGCTAATGTTTCAGAAAGTAAGTTTACGTTCATTGTCCCTTTAATTCCTGGAACCACATTCATATACTTAATACTGATAGGAGTTAGCACCGCCTCTTGAATAATGTCTGTAGATAATTGGTCTACATAATTACTAAGACCTGCTAAATCGTATGAAAATGATAATTTTTTTAAATTGTTTTTCATGTTAATTATTATTTTGTTTTTAATTTATTTGTTTTTGAGAAATTCTTGCATTCTCTTGAAGTTATCCAATCTTGTATTTGAATTTCCTTCTTCAGTGTTTATAGTTTTTTGAGTATAAACTTTTTCACCTGCAGGTTCTTTTGAAAACTTATTAAATTTTGTTTCCAACCCTGAATATTTTTCGTTGATTGCATCAATTTTATTCTCAAGATTTTTGAGTGCTTTTGAAAAAAGTTCAGCAATTTTTTCTTCAGACATCTTTTCTTCTTCAACATTTTCACGTTGAGTAATTTTTCCGTCTGCTACTTGAACTCTAATTTTAACCTCTTTACCTTCAGAATCTTTTAATACAACTTGATGTTCGCCATTTGGTGCAGGAGATTTCTCACCATCTTTTACAACATCAATTTTTTCACCAACATCAAAAGTTGGACTCTCAACAATTGCACCATCAGCAGTTTTTGCTTCAGTAAATTCTTGAGTTGTTTTTGGATTAACATCAGATTTTGATTGATAACCTTGAATACTACCACCAACAATGGAAATAATTTTTCCACCATCTGTTTCATATTCACCATCAGCAACCGCACTTAAAGTTCCGTCGTAGTCTACCTTCTTTACACGTAAACCAACTGATGGTTCGTCACCACCAATTCTAATTATACCACCGTCCTTTAATTTGACATCACCAAATTCCAATTCAACTTCCGACATAGATTCATCTTTGGTATCTACCTCTTCTTTTTCCTCTTCGATTTCCTCATCCTTAGTCATGTCACCCATTTTGATTTTGTCAACTTTTCCATCAACAACTTCAATCTCGGCACCATCATCTAATTTATGTGTTCCATCTGGAGCAGGTATCATACCTTCTTCTGTTGCTACATAGATTGGAGCTCCTAACTCTAACTCACCTTCCATTTTAATTTGCACACCTTGTTCGGTTTTTGCTTCATAAAACTTTTCAGGAGCAAGATTTAGAATCTTCATAATTCTATTAATCGCTTCTTTACTATTCATCTTTAATTGATTTAAGTATTGTCTTTATTTGGTTTATTTGTTTATCTTCTTTTGAGAAGACTGATTTTTCTGCAAATAAACCTTCCACAGAAAAACCATTTAACGATTTTTGTTTTATCATTTTCCAAACCTTGTCATCATTTACCTTCATTGAAACATACCAGGTTCCGACCGGAAGTGAAAATCCGTATTTAACAGACTTATCATATGTTTCATCTTCTGATATCCAAGATTCACTAATGTAAACTTTATCTTTACCCAACTTAATACCATCATGTTCAAT